GGAGAATGGACGATTATCTCGTGACTGCGCGTCATTGAAGCAACACGTTGAATCAGTCCACTGCTAGAGTTTACCTCGCCTCCATTAAGTTAACGAAGAAGGGGAACTACGAGATCGACCGTGCGAACCTTTACAGAGCGCCCGATGATTTCTTCGCGCCCGAGCAAAACGTCATCGCAGCATACGATATTGACGCTTTCGCGCGCGAGGTTGATCAGAAGGTTTGGTCTCAGGTTGGGTTGACCAAAGCGTCCACTAAGGTGCGATCGGCTTATGGCCAGCAGGTTCACAGTGTTGGGTTCACTGGCGATGGACTGCTCGTTTCGGCGAGCGGGAAGACGTTGCCTAACTCAGGGCATGAATTTCTGCACCATACTGCTAGCACCCAAAAGGGATTCTCTGGATCGATCCTCTTGTGTGGCAACAGCGTGGTTGGCATGCACGTAAGTGCTGCAGGCGATCACAATGTCGCTGTGCGAACCGAATTGATTCAGTACCTGATTGACGTCGGTACTGGACTGGAGAGCGCCTCCAAGAACCGAAAGCGTTATACGTACGCCGATGCATCCTACAAGGAACAATACCGTCAACACAAGTGGCGTGGAGGTGTTGTGACCTTGAAGGCAATGCGCGATGGTAAATACGCGATTGTGCTCAACAACGGAGAGGCCACTTATGGATGGGATCTCGATGGACTTGTCGAATGCTTCGGCGTTACCGGCAATGCCCGTCGTGATGAAGACATCTTCCAGGATATGATCCTGGATTCGATGAACCTTCCAGCTCAACGGTCACGCTACGTCGATTTCGACGACGAGCGTTATCATCGGAACTCATACGAGAATGCGAGCGTCTGCTCTTTCGCAACGGACACTGTCCGCTCGCGTCGTCCGACGCGACGTTCGGGAAAGGGAAGCACCCGAGTACCCTGCGAAGAAAGAAAGACAGTGGATAGAGGGTCTGTAGTCCCGCCTTATACCAAAACAGGCGGTCTAAAACCCATCCATGGTCCTTCGGCACCGACCGTGCAGCCTGAAGCTACACAGGTTATCGAGGACTACAAGGTAGAACTTGTGGGACTCGGTTATGAGGAGGGGCAGTTCGCTTATCCGGACATGTCTCTTGAGACCGAGAGAGTTTCGCTGGAGCGACACTTGCAGCTATATGGTGATAGAGTTAAGACCATCACCCGAGCGCCCTCGCAAGAGGAGCTAGCTCGCTGCTCGATGCTCGTCGCTGAGATGATGCAACCTGCATCATTCGTTCCAAACATTCACTACCGGGATCTCGAAGGAGTTTTCGATGTGATCCAATCGTCGATCATTGACCCGAAGAAGGCGTCTGGTTATCCGTACTGCGTGCAGTCACAGCCAACCAACGCCCAAGTTTTGGGTGCCTACGGCGAGAAGGGTTTTGCGCAGCATGTTCTGAACGAGTGGGACAACCTTGACTTCGAAATCAAGGATTTTCTCAAGGGTGAGCCGACAAAGCGAACCAAACTCGAGAAGGGCATGCCTCGCTGCATCGCTGGCTTCCCTCTTCACGTCACTGTCAAGCACGCTTCCGTTTTCAACGAACTCGCTGTCGTGTTAGTCAAGCAGTGGAAGAAAACCCCGGTTAAGTACGCGTTTTCACCGGCCAACCCGGGCCACATCGAGCATCTCGCCGAGTGGTTACCAGGTAAGGTTTGGGAGAGCGATAAGTCGAACTGGGATTACATGATGCATTCATGGATCGCCGCTGCTGCTTGTGGAGTCGTCAAGAAATTGGCGATTCAGCCAAAGGAATGGACGGCTGAGCAGTACCAACAGTACCTCAGTGACATCGACAACTGCTTCAAGCAGGTGTTCGAGTGCGCTACCTACCGAACGTCGGACGGCCACGCTTACAAACCCCACGAGAGTGGGATTATGAAGAGCGGTTGGTACATGACGATCGCGATCAACTCGATCTCACAGCTCGCGGTGCACGTAATGACGTGTATGCGCTTGAGCATGAGTGATGAGGAGATTCTCGATCTGCCGATTTTCGCTGGTGGTGACGACGTCAACCAATCTCCGGTGCCAGCTGGCATCGAGAAGTACGTCCAGGCAGCACAAGAGCTCGGAGTGGAGATGGAGATTCATGAGCGTGAAGATCTGTACCACTCAGAGTACTTCTCTAATGACCTGCGAATGGGCAAGGAAGGTCCGACCTACCACCCAAAGCGCTGGACTAAGCACATCGAACACCTTCGGGTGGTCAAGTTGGAGCATCTCGGGGACGCGCTCTGTTCCCACATGGAGAACTACCGACATGATGATGCGAAATTCGCGGTCCTTAGGAAGATGTACCTAACGCTGAACGAGAAGCACCCGCACGAATTGCCGATTCACAAGCTGAGTTCGCAGAGCCTGTTGCTAGCGCGACAGTATGGTTATGAGCATGCTCTGACCGGCTCTACGAGCTGCAGCTGGTAGTCGGCAGTCGTTAGACCTGGATATGTCCTTAAACTATCCCCCTGTTCTACAACAGGGGTTGGCGGAGGTTAGTGGCGAAAATTAAAATCGAAAACAATGGAGCAACCACAAATCACCACAACGCAATACCAAGGAAACGAAGGAGAGGACCCTACCAATCCGTTCTGGACCTCTGGTAATTATGTAGGTCCTTATTGGAGTGATGGGAAAGTCCAAGAGAGTGTTGAGTGGGGTTCAAAACCTGCTCTACACGCTTTAGACGAACTTGCTCGACAGCATGATGCTGCTTACGCGCGTTATAAAGACGCTAAGCACCGTGAGGCTGCCGACATGATATTTGCTGAGGAGGCCAAGAAACTGAAGACCAAGTATGGTAGTAATTGGGCTAGCGATCCACAAATCGCAGCTCGCTTGGTAGAATATGGGAACCACACAGCTCGCCAGCTGACGAAGTTGGCTAGAGATGTCCCAAAATTCGGACTTGGCGCCTTGATTTATCATGGCGTTAGTGGCATCATTGACAATCATAAACGTATTCAAGGAACGTATCTCAAGACGGAGCAAGAAGCTCTGCGCAAATTTTATTCGACCGATCCGATGAGACCCATGCCAAACGCTGTTGGAAAACAGATGACTGCGGCAATGCCCAAGGACGGAGTGTTGAATGGTAAGACCAATCGCGGCTGGGATTCTGTGACCCCCGGTCAGCTTGAGGTGGCAGCCACACGTAATAAATTTGCGACAGAGAAGTCACCTCTGTCGGAGATGACGCCTGAACAACGGAATGTTGTCATTAGCGGTCAAGCTAAGAGGTTTCGTAAGCATCGTAAAACGTATGCGGACGCTATCGCTTCGGCAGGCCAAAAGGCCGCCGGATACGTGAAGAGGAAACTCAACATGGATAAGGCTAAGCCTAAAAAGAAAAAGAAAAACAAAGTAGTTGCCTGCTAGGACTGTATGGATGGATGGTAGGTTGGCGAAAAATAAAACAAAACAAACAAAACGAAGAAATTAGAAATCATTGCAAAATGGTTAAGAAGCAAACTGTACGTAAGGTGGCAAAGCGGCGTCCGAATCGACCAACATTCGGCGCAGTTTCGGCTATTAATACGGCGCCTGTCTCAGTTGGAAACTCGGTTCGCGGTTCAAAACCCCGGGTTACCCAATCTATTGACGGCGCTCGTGTTGTTGGCCGTGACTTTGCTTTTAGCTTATCTGCTACAGCTGCAGCCGTTACTGGCTGGGAAGTAATTGGTGGGATGCCTCTCACCCCCTGTGCGTTCCCCAGTACGATATTGCGTAACTATTGCCAGATGTTCGCGAAGTTCAAGGTGAATAAGTGTGTTCTACACTATATCACCTCGTCTCCGACTAGTCAGGCTGGTGATGTTCTATTCTACTACGAACGAGATCGACTAGCTCCTTTCCCGGACTATTCGAATTCTAGCTTCCTCCCATATGTTCTGTCTGATGATCATACGATCATTGGGCCCCAGTGGACCAACCACTCGGCTTCTTTGAAGCCGGTGGCAGAGTGGAAATCAACTCTCTATGGTAACCAGACAGACATTAATGAGGATGCTGCGGGAACTTTCTTCCTTTTCTCGAAGACCAATGCAGCGAACTCTCCTGGGTACCTGCTCTTGGATTACGACATCTCATTCCGTGAGATGGCCGTTAACCCGCGGGCTGGTTCTTTGCCGATCGCACGAGCGCAATCAACGTTCGTGTCGATGGACCCAGGCAGTGCGTTGACTGATGGTACAGCCATTACGTGGTCTGTTTCAAGTAGCTTTAAAACTATTGCTAACGTAAATTCGGCCGTTCCGACTGGATGGACCGTTGGTGATATTTATAAGGTAGTCTTGCAGGTCACTTCTTCGACACAAACCAACGCAACTTGGGCGGGAGTCGGCACAACGCCGACTGCTGCCAACCTGCTGCAATATGCTGATGACACGGCTATTACGGTGGATGATGGCTTTACCTGCTATCTGCTCGCGACTACATCGACCGCTGGTCAGTTGTATGCTACGCTTGAGCAAGCAGTTACCAGTACACGTCCACTTGAGGCTAATGTCACTGCTACTTCAGTGGTTGTTGGTCTCAATGCAGAGATCCAATTTGTGCGTAGTGTCGACGCTTTGACTCAATCTTCGTATTAATCGACCAACCTTGCATATTACATTCACATTGAAACCGATGAACCTTTAAACAACAGAAACATCAGGCATCGGTTCGCCTTGGAGCCATAAAATCTTAAACACCAAAGACGGACTCCAAGACGAGGGCCCCAAAATCTAACAAATTGTTGTCAGTTAGTGCCTTGTCGGGTAAAACCCGTCGACCACCAAAGCCGTTATTCGAGCTTTGAAGGATCTAAAGAGTCTGATCCGAGACGAATTGACCCGG